ATTTTAGCGGATGTGTGCTTTTCCTGCTGTTTAAAACAGAATTTTTGATGAAATGCTTGATAAGAGAAAGCATTAAAAACCAAAAAAAGGAATAAGGTGAATCTTAAGGCAGCATTGCCACAAGTTAATAGCGGCAGGGAAATGCACAGGTCTTGACAATTGATTTCATTCATGTTAGTATGAGAATGCTCTCCAGAAGAGTACCAGTCAGGGGCAGTACTGGTTTCGACAGGGGCTATGCAGCTGGTGAAGCTATCCGCATGCGATGCGTTAAATGGCAAACCTAAATATAAACGCTAACAATAACGAATTAGCTTTAGCTGCTTAATGCAGCTTGTCGGCCTTAAGGCACTCACACTTTAAGATCCCGGCATCGACTATGTGAGAAACGACGTTTGCAAAGCTTTGAGCATACGGTCGTAATATGAAGCTACTGAAGCTGTCAGGGTGTTAGTTCCCGGGCGGTGGAGGGAATGTCAATAAACTAACTATGATAGTAGAAGAACAGGGAATTGGTTTTTGGACACGGGTTCAACTCCCGTCTGCTCCACTCTAAAAGTCTAGTGTATACTAGGCTTTTTTATTATCGTGTTGCAAATCGTGTTGCATAGTCTCAAAATGTAGATTGATTTTATGATTAATTTTTTTTGATTCTTCGGTTATAGCACTTCTGTATATGGTTTTCATAACGTTGTCTGTGGACCAGCCACCACGCTCAATTATATATTGGTCTGGTACACCTATGGCATGCAGAATTGACGCACCATAATGCCTCAGGTCATGAAAGCGGAAGCGAGGGATATCTAACAATTTTATGGTATCTATGAATCGCTTTGTAATGCTATCTGGTGCTAAGGGTACAATTTTATCACCTGTCGAGTTTTTTAATGCTATATCAATAACAAATTGCGGAAATTCAATGGTGCGATATCCGGCTGTTGTTTTTGGCGATTTGATATGCCACTGTGCATCATCGCCTTTCACCATCGATTTTGACACGGTAACATTGCACCCGTTAATGTCTCCCTTTGTTAATGCACATATTTCACCTCTTCTCATAGGGCCAAAAGCAGCAAGGCAAATAGCTGTTTCAAGGTAAGTGCCTTTTGTATGTTCTAAAAGGGACTTTACATCAGTGTCAGATGGTGTGTAAAGGTTCGGGACTACTGTTTGTGGCATGGTAATGTCGGTCAAAATATCTGAGCGTTTAAACAATGCCATGGTTGATGTGAGTAGCCCAAACGCATTGCGCGTAGTTTTTGGCGAATGGGTGGCAGAGAAATTGTTTACCCATCTCTGAATTTGAATGGCAGTTATTTTTGATATTTTCATTGAGATTAGTGGAGTATAATAATTTTTTATCATTCTCTTATATTCCCTGAGAGTGCTAGGTGACAGCACATTACTTTTCAATATACAATATTGCTCCATAGATTCTTGTAATACCATGTCGGTATTCTCTTGCCTCTTTCGATCTTTTGTATACGCAAATTCTGCCGCTAAGTGTTCTGCTTCAAGTCTGCCTTCTTTCTCTGGATTGTCACTGGTAAATGATCTGTAGTGACGCTTTCCAGCTTCATCGGTATAATCATATACCAAACATCTCCATGATCCGGATGGGAGTTTTTTTGCTTTTGCCATTGTATTATTTCCTTTCAATAATTTTGAGTATAAAAAATACGCCATACCTTTGACAAAGCGGCGCATTAGCGATATAATAAGTCTGCGAAAACCTTGTATCGGGCCTCTGTCCGGTATGATATTCAAAAGCCGTTCCGGTCAGTACCGGGGCGGTTTTTATTTATTTCATGATAACTTATAAATTATTTTTTCTTTGCCATTTCGCGCATTATTTCAAACTGTTGTCTTACATTGGCCACAAAAGTTGCCATGATTTCCTTTGTTTTGTCATCAAGTTCTACACCATCAAAATATAGTGGGCTTCCGTCAGAGTCGTTTATATCGCCAATGATATCATCAAACCTTTTGGCAATATCTCTTTCAGAAACAGGAGTTAAATCTGTTTTTTTCTCTTCTCCGTTTTCATTTCCTGTCATCAGGTAATCTAAAGTAATACCAAAGTAATCAGCAATTTTCTGCATAGCATCTATTTTTGGATTACTTCTTCCAGATTTCCAATTTGAAAATGTTGTTTGTGATATTCCTGTTGCCTTTGATACTTTATAGGCTGTTAAACCATATTTTTGTAATAGTTGTTCAAAAACTTCGTACATAACACTACTCCTTTTAGGCAAAGTGATATTAATAAATAAATGCAAAATAAAACATTGACTACTTTGCAAAAATGTAGTAGTATGAGTACATAGCAAATGCAAAGCATTAAAAAGTACAATCTACATTTTTAAAGCATCAATATTTAGTGATTACTTCATTAGGCAAATAAAGTATATCACATATGTTAAGTATTTGCAACTATTTTTTACGGGAGGTGAATAAATGTACGAAAAGTATCTTGCTCTTCTTAATCAAACCGGGGAATCGACGTATCAAGTTGCAAAGTCAACCGGGATTTCACAAACAACGTTCTCATATTGGAAATCAGGAAGAAGCAAGCCCAAGGCGGACAAGTTAAAAATATTGGCTGACCATTTCGGGGTTACGATCGATTTTTTTCTTGAGTAGTTACATATTTAAGCACATTGAAAAGGAGGTATTAAATTGCCAAAGCTAAAACTTTCAGAATTTGAGCAAAAGAAATTAGTAGCCCGTGTGACGCTTAAAAAGCGAATGGATATTAAGCAGATTAACATGAAGGGAATGGCAAAGAGACTTAATAGGCCAACTAGCACCTTATATAACCGCTTTGCAAATCCTGAAATATTAAGGCTTGATGATTTGTGGACGCTGGTAACAATCCTTGGCTTAAGCGACCAGGAAATCCTACAGATAGTAAGAGGAAAATAAATTGTATAAGGAGGACAAGCCATGCAAAACCCAAACCACCTAGACGACTACACCGACCACAGCCCATCACTGGCCCTTGAAATAGTGAAGTACATAATGCCACGAATGATATTTGTTGTGAGCTGCGGGCTGATATTAGCGGTGTGTGCGTATTTAGAGGTACTTTGAATAGTAATTTCCCGGAGTAACGGGAGAAAGGCGGAATTATGAATATTGGAGATAAAGTTGTTATGAATGATAAATACGTGGTTGCAGAAAAGAACAAGGGTAAGGAATTTGTGGTTCGTAGTGAGCCATGGGATTTGTGTGGTACAGAGTGTGTGCTACTGGAAGGGTATCGGGGCGGTTATGCAGTAGATGGCCTTACTGTAGTAGATTAGAATTTAGCTGACTTTACAACATAAAGAAGGAATATGTCATGAGAGATATGAAAGAGGGCATTAAGAAAGTCATTGATATGTTAGAGGAAGATGAAATCAGGAAAGGCAGATGCCATTTAACCGATAGTCAAAAGGAATTAATCGAATATGGTTATATCCAGTGTTCCTTGCAGATAGGATATGATGTCGTTTCGAAGGGTGAAAGCTTCATGGCAGGTCTTCAAGAGATGGCGTTGGAAATTGATAAATTTGAAATAGCGAAGAACAAAATACAGACTAAGATCAACCAGTTAGAACTTGCTACTAAAACAGAATTTGGAGAACACGCAAAGATGGAACTTGAATGGGTTCTCAGTTTGCTAAACTGAGATTTAACTGAATAACAAGAAAGGAGGCGGAGCTTCTGCGCAGAGAAGACACGTGTCGGCTCCTTTCAAAAATGTTTATAAAAGAAGATGATTTGAAACTCAATGAGTGGCAGTTTTCCCAGAGAAAACATTTGCCATGGAAAATAAAATTAAAACTGACAAAAACCAGAATCCAGGAATGGCATGATAACTGGGGTGGTCAAGTATACCTTAGCTATTCCGGTGGATTGGATAGCACTGTATTGCTTCATCTGATCCGTAATACGTTAGGTGAGGAGGTCCCGGCAGTATTTTCTAATACTGGCTTGGAGTTTCCGGAGATTGTCCGGTTTGCGAGAAAGGCTCCGGGAGCATTTAAAGAAATAGAGCCACGAGGCAAAAAGGGAAAACGTATTACATATCGTGATGTAGTCTTGAATGAAGGATATCCACTTGTAAGCAAAGAAACGGCTATAAAAATCAGAAAACTGCGACATGGGAATTTATCAGACAGATACAGGAATTATTTATTAAATGGTGATGAAAGAGGTTCCTTTGGAACTCTTCCCAAAAAGTGGAGATGCCTTTTAAATGCTCCTTTTGATACTTCTGAAAAATGTTGTGATGTGATGAAAAAGAAACCTTTTAAAAAATATGCGAGGGAAACTGGACGTGTTTCTTTTGTAGGAACAACGCAAGATGAATCCTTCATGAGAGAACATCTTTACTCTCGTACTGGTTGTAATATTTATGACGGAAAGACTATCAAAAGTCAGCCTATGGGATTCTGGACAAAACAAGATGTACTGCGGTATGTCATTGAGAATGATTTAGAAATATGCTCTGTATATGGTGACATTAAGCAATCTTCCGGTGGAGAATATTATCTCACTGGGGAGCAGCGGACCGGCTGCATGTTCTGCGCTTTCGGAGCGCATTTGGAACCGGAACCCAATCGCTTCCAAAGAATGTCAGTTACTCACCCCGGATATTATCGCTTATGCTTTAAGCCTTTGGATCAGGGAGGCCTTGGAATGGACGTGCCTTTGGATTATCTTGGAATACCGTATGAAACCTGGGAATCAGTGGGACAAATGAGGATTGAAGATTTCTTGAAGGTGCTGCCATGAAATGTGAGTGGTGTGTAAATGGGTATTGTGAGAGCTGGTCATCAGCCGAGGACCAGGAGGACCGAGAAACAAAGTGGACGTGTGATGGAACTGAGGAAGATATAATCAAATGTGGCATGGTTTAATAAGTAAAACTGATATTTAAGAAAGGAGTGAATGAATGGATATTATCCAAATTAATTATGATTCCGGTGATCCGGTTGTGTCTGCCAGGGATTTACACGAGGGTTTGGAGATTAAGAGTAAGTATGCTGATTGGTTTAAGAACATGTCAGCCTATGGATTTGCTGATGGAGTTGACTATTTCACGGTTTCTAAAAATTTAGAAAGCGGGGGAAGGACCATTGAGCATGAAGTATCCGTGGACATGGCAAAGCAGATTTGCATGATCCAGCGGACCGAAAAGGGAAGGGTATACCGCCAGTACTTCCTTGATCTTGAAAAAGCCTGGAACACACCGGAACAGATATTTGCCAGAGCCTTAAAAATGGCAAACCAGAAGATTGACGAGCTGAAAGTGGACAAGTCCATATTGATTGAAGATGTGCAGCGCATGAGGCCGAAGGAAATATTTGCTGATGCGGTATCCGCTAGTCATACATCGATACTGGTTGGTGATCTTGCAAAGCTTCTGAGACAGAATGGAGTTAATACAGGAGCACAACGGCTCTTTGAGTGGTTGAGGGAAAACAGCTACCTGATTAAGCGAAAAGGAACCGACTGGAACATGCCGACACAATCTTCCATGGAAAAAGGACTGTTCGAGATTAAGGAGAGCAGCCATATTGATGGAAACGGCTGCAACATTACAACGAGGACCCCGAAAATAACCGGAAAGGGCCAGCAGTACTTTATCAATAAATTCCTTGTGGACAAGCAGGAGGTGATATAGATGGAGAAAGAAAAACTGGTAGTAGAGTACTATAATTTATGCTTGCGATTTATTGATTTCTCAGGACCGGACCCGGTAGACGAGAATGAGCGTGACCGTGTGGTAATCCGCATAAAAGAGATTAGGGAATTGCTCGGAATGAAACTGATTAACCTGAAATAACGAAGCGAACGCCGCAAAGGTGGCGTAAGGAGGAAAACAAAGATGTGCAGATTTAAGTCAGGAATTATTTTAAAAAGCAAAGTAGTAGTAGCACCAGGAGCAAATGACAGTCATTCGGACCTGCTGGAAGAAATGGGAATCGAAGATACCAGATGGAATGCTGAGAGGGTGTTTGTCCGCGCCGAACTGGTCCCCGAAGATAATGAATGGTGGGTAAACCCCAAAGAACAGCCAGACAGATGGACTTTCATTGTAGATCAGGACATTGTGCCGAAGTGGTTTGACAAGGCAGAGCATGAAAAGATCTTCCGTGAGTATGTGTGCGACTGGTGGGACAAGCATGTACTGGTGGACAAGAAGATTGATGAATTATCATCGGGATTCTACAAGCTGAAACGCTGCGAAGTAAAGAAATTATGTAATGATGTTTTGGTTTTGTTGGACAGCTCCCAGGTAGGCGAGATGTTTGACAGCTCCCAGGTAGGCAAGATGTGGGGCAGCTCCCAGGTAGGCGAGATGTGGGACAGCTCTCAGGTAGGCGAGATGTGGGGCAGCTCTCAGGTAGGCGAGATGTGGGACAGCTCCACAGCAAGAAACTTTAAGAATTATCCCAAAATTCAGATCATGGTTCCCGACACAGGCAATTTTGAAATGGTAGCTTTTAAGGAGGTAAGCGAGGAATGAGTAAACCATGGTACTACACAATAGGTTATCCGGTCAAGGTCTTATATGAAGGAGCATGGAGAAACGGGATAATCTGCAATGGATATCGTCATGAGGACGGTATTATAAACACAATGACCGAGGTGGGTCCGGTCGGTTTTGGGGCCGCAAGAAGAGAAGAATTCCTGAAACCAAATTTGCCAGATGATAACCCGTGGATTCCTACAAAAGAGAAGTTCCCGAAGGATCATGAATATGCAAGAGTATTTATGACTGTTCAATATCCAGGAGTAACAACAACAGTTAAAGGGGCATGGGCTTACGGTGTTTTCCAAAGTGGAAACGGTAGAACCATAAAACGTCCGGTATTAGCTTGGAAGTATCTAAGATATCCAAAACCATATAAGGAGGAATCATGAGCAGGAAGAACGGAACTAACCGCGCCGGAGCAGCCATTGGAATGAACCCTTACGGCTGGGGAAACGGCGGTAAAAGAAAAAGGCCCACAGGTGCGCCAACACCTGCAGGTCGAGTAAATATAAAACAAAATTAATAACCGTATTATACGCCAACAATCAGAGGATTGCAAGCTGGAAATTAATGATACATGTCCTATTTACATTTTTAATGGACTTAAAGGCAAAAATAAGCAGCAGATGATTGTGCGGCAGTATGGGAATAGGAGCAGTATGGAAGAAAAAATGATTATGGTCTATGTACCACTTAATGAGTACAGAGCAGGTGTTGAAGCCAATACAAGGCTGGAAATCTTAAAAGAAACCACTTTATCCGGTAAATACGGACCAAGTAAGGAAGAAATCCTAAGAGTGTTAGGTGTTGCTGACGGAGGTAATGAGGATGTACATGGGGATATTCCAGGAACAGGGGAACGAAGTTAATAGTGAAGATGCTTTTCGGTATGCCATGGAGAGACTTTCACACGGTACGCCGGAGGAGCAGCAAGAATTTGTAAAGTGGTATTTTTCAGGTAATTGGGTAGAGGAGGATACGGATGCAAATTAAGATTGTCGGCGGAACTCTTACCAAAGACGAACAGTTTGAGCTTGGAAGATTGCTTCTAAAAGCTGGATATACGGTAAGCCGTAGAACCGAAAAGGGGCGTGGAAGCAAGTCTTCCGTAATTATAAATTATGACCAACAGGAGGTTGATGGAATTGTTGAAGACCTATCGTGAAATGCGGGAAATTGATGTCCGCAAGTACTGTGATGAAAGAACAGAGGGAAAAGAAAAGATAATTTACCTAAACTGGGCTAAATGTATTGACCTGCTGTACGATAACGGGGCCGAAAAGGTTTATTTTGAGCCAGTAAAGAATCCGATCACTGGATCATCGTTGATAAGTTCAGGTATTGAATTTGAAGATAAAAATGGAGTTAAAAACTCTGCGTATGAGACTGCAGTACATATCGTAATTGATGATCGGGAATTTGATTTTCAGGGTCCCGTGATGAATGGTGTAAACCCGGTAAAAGATAATTCCATGAGCCAGCAGAGATTGTGGAATAGTCAGTGCAGGTTATTTGTAAAAGGTGTTGCGATACATACAGGGCTTGGGTTTGATTTGTGGCTTGACAATGAAGAAAAAGAGCAGCAAGTCCAGAAGCAGGCTGATATTTACCACGATATCATGAAGGTTCGTGAGAGAGTACTTGAAGAATTCACGGCCTTTAACAAAAAAGGGTATGGCAAAAATGAGATTGCTGAAATGATCGGCATGAGTGAAGATGATCTCGATATGAAATTCAAGATGTATGCTTCACTTGCCAACATGGAAAAAAGGTTGGTTGAGGCTATGAGGGGCATAAAATGATTGCCAGTCATGACCGGTCCTACTATATCGGCGCAAGTGACACGCAGCATGTGGTTGGAAACTGGAAAACTAAAACTTTTGAAAAATGGTGGCTTGAAAAGCTTGGCTTCATTCGAAACCAGATAAGCACCGAAGCTATGATGGCCGGGACCGCTTATGAACACCGGATCATTGACAGTCTGAATATACCGGGAATGGAGAAGGACAAGCAGTACATTTCCGGTAGGCTCCGGGTAAATCTTGATGGTAACACGAATGATACCATCTATGAAGTCAAGACATACAAGTTCATGAATGGGTTTAAGGTGCCAAAACACTACCGGGAACAGGTGTGGGTGGAAATGTTCGCCTCTGGCATTAGAAAGGCTTATATCGTGGCTTACGGGCTTCTGGAAGAGGATTATAACAACTTTTACCGGGATATTGACCCTATTAGGCGGCAGCTATTTGTAATCCACTACAACGAGGAATTTATAGACAAAATTTATCTTCCTAGGTTCTGGTACTTATCTGATTGCCTGGATCGAGGGAGATTCCCTAAAGCGGAGGAAGTGATGCTCTGTGCATGAACTTGCTAAAATAATCGGATATAAGCCGGTACAGGAAGGTACATATCTCCAGATATTTATTCCTGGTAAAAACCTCATGGAACCAATTGAGGAAAAGCGTATGCGTAATTGCATGGTATGGCTTGATGATGGTAGGCATATCAGCGCAGAGCAGCGTAAGAAAGCCTATGCCACGATCAATGACATAGCAGCCTACACCGGAGAGGTCCCTGAGGTCATGAAAGAATGGCTTAAGTACCTTTACATATACCGGACCGGAGCAGAATACTTTTCGTTTTCTGAGTGCTCCATGGATACAGCAAGAGAGTTTATAAATGTGATCCTGGATTATGCCCTTGAAATGGGTATCCCCTTAATGGACTTTGCACTGGATCGGACAGACGATATAGGTCATTACCTGTATGCCTGCCTAAAACTCAAAAAATGTGCAATATGCGGCAGGCCGGGAGAGATTCACCACGTTGATGCAATCGGCATGGGAAATGACAGGCGGACGCTTGATGATTCACAGCACCGCAAGATATGCCTATGCCGTATTCATCACACAGAAGCCCATACAACGGGCGTAGAGAGCTTCACGAACAAATATAAGGTGTACGGTATTAAGTACGCAGAATAGCCTTGTGTGCCTTAACGGGCTGACAATAAAAGGATACCCAAAGGTCTATGTGTCACGACATGCCATTGGTACAGCCTCCGCCGCTATTTCAGGGCGGCGGGGGAGAAAGGAGATTTAGTGGAATACAAACTTGTTATTAAAGGCCGCCTTGATGGGTTGAATGAATACACAAAGGCCAATAGAACAATTAGCCGTAAAGGTAAGTCAATATATTACAAGGGTAATGAAATAAAAAAGGATAATGAAGCAATCGTCAAACAGGCCATTGAAGAACAGTTAAGGCGGTTACATATAGAAAAGCCAGTAGTGCTTAAATTCGCTTGGTATGAGCCTAATAGAATGCGAGATCATGATAATGTATCAAGCTTTGGACGGAAGGTGATCCAGGACGCTCTTGTCAAGTGTAAGGTGCTGCAGGACGATGGTTGGCGGTATGTGGTGGGATTTACAGATGATTTCTTCTGTGATAAAGAAAACCCCCGTATTGAAGTTATGATCGTGGAACAGGAGTGATGATGTGGGAGAAGGAGGCAAGGACAAAGTAAGTGGTCCTCAACTGGAGGACGGTTATACCAGGGTAGCTAATGAGTTGTTAGAGGCCGTTTTCCATGCTGATTTCAACGGCGCACAGATAAGAATATTGCTTTGCCTGATAAGAAATACTTACGGGTATGGTCGCAAGGAATGCGAGTTCTCTAACAGTTTCGTAGCTAAGGGGACTGGATTGAATAAAAAGAGTGTTGCTTTGGTAATGAACAGCTTGCAAGAAGGAAAAGTGATCACTGTAACACAGCAGCCAACCTATACCAGTCCTAAAAAAGTGAAGCTGAATAAATGCATAAAAGAGTGGTCCCCTCTACCCCCACAGTGGAAGACGTCACCTACAGGCGCAGACGTCACCAGTGGTACAGGGGAAGACGTCACCAGTGGTACAGGGGAAGACGTCACCCCCCAAAAAAGAAAGATATTAAAGAAAGATATTAAAGAAATAGTCGAGAAGCCTCCTTACCAAGAAATTATTGATTATTTGAACAGTAAAACAGGTAAGTCATATCGGTGGCAGACAAAGGCAACTCAGGGCCATATCAATGCCAGATTTGCAGATGGATATACCATGGAGGATTTTAAGAATGTCATAGATAAAAAGACAGCGGAGTGGAAGGGTGGAGAGATGGAGCAGTACTTAAGACCGGAAACGTTATTCGGATCAAAGTTTGAAGGATATCTTAACCAGTCACAAGGAAAGGAGAAGAAAGAAAATGGGCCGCTTGGAAGAAGAACTGGAACGAATGAAAAAGGACTTGCTGCAGAAGCGATCTCAGCCGGGATTGACACAGACTGCACAGGAATCTTTGACGGATACTGATACCTGCCCGAAGTGTAAAGGGACTGGCTGGGTGTTCTATACCGGTGATGATGGGCTGGAATACGGAAAGCAATGTGATTGCTGGGGCAAGATGGTAACTTCCAGGAGATTGAAATTTGCAGAGCTGCCGGAAGCATTCAAAGATGTTAAGCTTGAAAACTTTAATCTCAGCATTTACAGGGAGATAGACAGCCGGAACCTGATAGCGGTTGCTGCCAAGACAGTGAAGTATTACCTTGATAACTTTGACGAAATGAAAAGCCAGGGAATGGGATTGTACCTCTACTCTGAGACTAAGGGATCAGGCAAGACCAGAATGGCAGTAGGAATAGCCAATGCACTGTTAAAGGGCCATCAGGTTAAGTTCGCCGGATCCACAACAATCATTAAGGAGATTAAGCGGACTTGGAATAAAAAACCGAGCGAGGACGGAGAAACAGAAAGCCAGCTCCTTGATTCATTGGCAGCCGTTGAAATCCTGATTATTGATGATTTTGGCACAGAGACCCCGGCAGGCTGGATCAATGATAAGTTCTACCAGATAATCAATGACCGGTATGTAGGGCGTAAGGTGACGATTTTTACCAGTAATGCGGCATTGGACAGGCTGAATTATGATGATCGGATCACCAACCGGATAAAGGAACGGACATATCAGATCGCTTTCCCGGAAGAGTCAGTCAGGGATTACATAGCAGAGAAGAACAATCAGGAGCTTATTAATAACCTTAAGCGATAAAATATCACAGATGGCAAAACGAGCGGGATTTGAGCTATCAGCGTGCGCCAGAGAGCGCAAGAAAGGAATATAACAATGGAAAAGTTTTACATAGTTAAAAATGAGCAATATTTAAAGTCCGTAGAGCGTGACAATGAAATCAGCAAGACAAGAAATGAATTTGTGAAAGACTTCTTTGAACGTCACGAAATCGAAGGTAACAAATATTTCTTAAGAGGTGACGGAAGAATGAATGTTCCACTTTCGGAAGATGCCAAAAGTTCTATTGTTCTTTCAATCGAAGATACAGAAAAGAACAGGGAAAGATATGGAAACCAGTTTAAAAAATCAAGAATGGAAGGAATGTGTGACCTTAGAAAAACTTCCACTCTACTCAAAGAGTTACAGGAAGAATGTATCAAAAAACAGGTAGTTATAAATATGTGGGAAACACGGACCGGTGATTATTTTAAGGAGTTGGGATTTGGAGGGTACTCAATCAGACGTTTCATAATTTCCGACGATATGTATTTAAGCATCAATACAAACAACTACAATAACAGCGATATCACACCAAAAAATGAAGGATTCTTGGAAATAAAGGCCAGTGAATTTTATCTTTCCAGGGAGCGCTTAGAGGAATCTAAAAAATGAAGGAACGGCATAAAGGAGGACGAATAGTGACCACAAACCAGAAAATCAGGTACATAGCAAACCACTACGGCTACGAATCACAAAGCCGCCAGTGCATAGAGGAATTGGCAGAACTTATACAGGCCATTAATAAGTTTGACAGGGCCAAAGAAAACCTTATCAAAACCGGAAAGGCCAGGGAGTTGGTAGAAGCTGAAAGGAATATTGTGGAAGAAATAGCCGATGTTGCAATTATGATCGCACAGCTCCAGGAATTGCTTGGGATTGATGATGAGCGGGTCATGGGAATTGTGGATATGAAACTGGACCGGGAGATTATGCGGATAAGAGAAGCAAGGTAAACGCGGTTTTACCGGAGGAAGGAGCAATAAAAAATGTTGATAAAAGTATATCTCAAAACAGCAGGAATGTTTGATAATCATAATAAAAATGAAACGGATTATGAACTATGGAAATCCATAGCTGAGTACATGGACGGAGAGGAAGCATGCGTTGTTGACCATTATAAAGAGGATGGGACTTTTACATATCTTTTCTTAGGGAATGAAGAGAAAAACAAAGAACTTGCTTATATGAAAGAGCAGGACAGCATGATGGGTTGCTATATTAATGATCGTGACAGGTTCAATAAGGATTGGGATAACGAAGAATATGAGTCAGATGGTTTATTCATTTTGAAGGAAGAAAACCTAATTCTTCCATGGCATGACCCAAGGAAATTGATTAAGCAAGGTGTAGAAGTTCCATTCTGCCATATCATTGACTGGCATTGTACATACGGCTGTAACAACTGGCGGAAACGGAGAAAACTACCAATGTTCCGGGGAAAATGCGGATACACGAAAAGGCGCGTGAAGTAGCTGCCAGGGCAGCAGGAGGATAAGAAATGAAGTTAAAAAGAGAACTGGAAAACAGGGTAAAGAAGCCCATTCATGAATTAGGTGTTGGTCATACTTTTATCTATGAAGGAATGCTCTATCTTCTGGTTTCAGTACCAGAAACTAATGATGATTTTCAAAAATTGTTAAATAGAAATTACCGCTTATCCGTCAACCTACAGGATAATATGCTTACACATATTCGTATTGATGTTGAAGTGGTCCCGGTAAGAGCGGAAATCTTGTCCGAGTAAACCCGTATTTGACGGAGTAGACTAGGAGGTAAATACCATGGATCAGCAATTAGAAAAAATATCGTTTATTAGATTTTTATATGCAGATGCCGAAGGAGTGCGAAAAATTTATGATGCAGATTGGCCTGATCAGTTTATAGCGTACTTTACTGGAAAAGAGGTAACGGAAATAGGTGGATTCTTCATTATGGGTACGCCACTTAAGGTGAGAAGTTTGGAAGATGCATTTAAAATTTGTAGAGGGTAATACGATCCGGCATTACATAACCTTCCGACCTGACTGGCAGGACCGGGGCCGAAGGGGGAAAGGGAAACTATGGAAGATAGGAACGGAATAGACCCGGATAAAGATTGTGGCACTATAAGATGCCCTTATCATTGCGATCAATGTCCTTTTGGTATACCTGAAAAAATTGATAAAGATCCGACAGCGGTTAAGTGTTAGCCACAAAATTAGTATTTAATTGATTAATAGGAAGGAGCCGACCTCCTGCAGGGGTAACGCTATAGCGGGTCCTTTTGAAAATATGAGAGATGTAATTATTGATTATTTCTGTGGTGGTGGTGGTGTTAGTTTAGGCGCGCAAAAAGCATGGGGAAGAAGCTTTGATTATGCGATCAACCATAATTTCTACGCAATTGCAATGCACAAATTCAATCACCCATATACGCATCATTTCACAGAAGATATTATGAGGGTGAAAATTGATAAATTCCTTAAATGGGGTCAAAGAGTCAGTTTTGTTTGGGCAAGTCCTGATTGTACTTCCCATTCCAATGCTAAAGGGTCTAAGCCGATTAAGAGAGGATTACGCATACTTCCAATGGGAGTATGGAAGCAATGCAAACTAATTCTAAAGGCAACAGGGAAAGTACCGGAAGTTATCATGATGGAGAACGTTAAGGAGATCCAAAAATGGGGGCCATTAGATAAAGACGGTAGGCCCATTAAGGCACGAGAAGGTGAGTATTACAATAAGTTTATTCGTCTTATGAAAGCTTTTGGTTATGAATTTGAATGCCGAGTTTTAGTTGCTGCTGATTATGGAGCACATACAACCAGGGAGCGGTGGTACGGGCAATTCCGGTGTGATGGTAGGTCAATTGTTTGGCCGGAGCAAACACATTCAAAAGGTGGCGTGAATGGATTGAAGCCTTGGGAGCCTATTAGCCAGGATATTGATTTTACCGATTTAGGCCGCTCCATATTTACAAGGAAGATTCCGCTTAAAGATAAAACTTTGAGTCGCATAGCTGCCGGGATTAAAAAGTTTGTGGTTGATGATCCGAACCGATTCATTCTTCCGGATAAACTGGCTGCTCCGTTCTTGATACAATATCATTCCGAAACAGTAAAGGGAGAGGTCCGGGGTCAGAGTTTAAAGGAGCCAATACAGACAATTGATACTGCAAACCGTTATGCTCTCATAACCTGCTTCCTGTCAAAGTTCTACAAGACAGGGACTGGGCAGACAATCAATGAGCCAATACATACTATAACCACCTCTCCTGGGCATTTTGCTTTAGTATCAGCTTTCTTGATTAAATATTATAGCGGTGACATCGGCCAGAGTTTGAACGAGCCAATCCATACGATTGTCACAAAGGACCGATTTGGACTTGTCCTTGTGGTAATAGATGGAGTGACATATCAGATTGTTGATATCTGGTTCCGAATGCTGAAACCAGAAGAATTGAAGCTGGGACAGGGATTTACCAAGGATTACATTATTGATTTTAAAATGCCAAATGGCAGGCCGTATCCGAAAGCTATGCAGGTAGAGAAAATAGGAAACAGTGTCGTCCCTTTGATGGCAGAGTTACTTTGTTTAACTGCTTGCCCATATCTGAAAATAGGTGAGCGAATGCCTAATTTGAGGATTGATGATAGTCAGGAACAGCTAAAATTTGCTTAATAAAACGAATATTTAATGGAGGCAAACATGATTAAACGAATTGTGAAATTTGATAAAAAAGATTGGAATCATTGCTTGTGGTTATTCAAGAATATGATAAAAAGCTTTCTGCTATTCGATTTTGGTGAAGCAGAAGAATCCTGGTTTTTCTTGAAGTTACATTTAACTCACGACCATACCAGAATTGAATAAATGATATTAAAAGGATTATCGTTCTTTGACAATTGAATATTGATAGTTGGTAAAGTATGGGTTATAATGAATGAAAACTTTAAAAAAATAGGTGAACAAATGATATTTGCTATTTTATTTCCATCAATTATAGGTTTTTTAGTCGTTTTAAGTGTCGTGTTATTCTTAACTATACATATAAAATCTGTAATAAAAGCTCAAAATGAGAAAGTACGGAACAATATTTTTAAAGGTGAATTTATTTATTATAAAAATTTTGAGATGAATTGGATTACTTCAAGATATGGGAATAAAGGTGTTAGTGGATATAAATGCAATGACACCTCTGGATGTTATGTAATACTAATTTTTGGAAACATAGTAGAAAATGAAAAGTACGATAATTTTGATAATGTATACATAGGACAATCCATAAATATTTGCAAGCGGGTTCATAGCCACTTTACTGGAAAGGGCAAAGGAGATATTTATGCAGATATAAAATATGGTAAAGAGGCCTATGTTCAATTTATTCCTTCTCCTATAGAAGATATGAACAAGTTGGAAAAGGAGTTAATAAGAAGCTTTAATGCACAAACCTCTTATAACAATACAAGAGGTGGGGGAATAGTAAGATCTAATTGAATCCATATACAACCAACTATCAATATTCGGTAGTTGGTTTTTTATTGCGAAAAATGAGAAAGGAGATACTATGACAGCGGCAGAAATGATGCTTGACCATATAAATCAGATATGCCGATTACAGGCTAATGAGTTGGAATCAAAAGATAGCCAGATCAGGCAGATAAGGGATACAGTGGCAATATATAAACAAAGTTATAGTGACACTATGGTACATACACATAACCTGGATCAGAAGAAGGAAGCACAGCATATGTGGAGGGCCTTGGATAATATCGAAAAGGAAATTGAGGCTATTATAGGACAGGAGGGATAACATGCCGAAAAG